GAGCTGTTAGGCAAAGAAACCGTACAGAAAGTAGAAATTCATTTCAATTTTATTGGGGAAGTCAATTTGCCGACTTACGAGGAACGGCCAAGGCTGTTGAAATCCTTTGGAAAAGAAAAAAGAGAACAGACTGCATAAACAATCTGTTCTCTCAAAAGAAATTAGATAACCGTTCCATAAAGGAGATTGGGGAAACAATCTCTTTCATTTAAAGGGGCTATGCCCCTTATGGTTACCCGTAATGGTCGGAGTGGCGAGACTCGAACTCGCGGCCTCTTGGTCCCGAACCAAGCACTCATACCAAACTGAGCTACACCCCGTTAGCCTCTCGTAGGAGCGACACTAATTATACTATAATTCATTAAAATATTCAATAGCATATTTTCATTCCTCGAAATTGAACAATACATTTCGATTGCGGTTACGGACAGGTATATCATAATTAACCAAAATAGTATCGTTACCGATTACATTGACATTTTCCCACCGAATTACAATGTCCTCGGTACGACCCAATAAACCAAATAATCTCAGTCTGCCCAGTATGATAATAGATATGACACGGCAATGCTTTGTATCTATCTCCACATCCCCCACCTGACCAAGTTTAGTGCCGTCCCGAATATTTATAACATCCTTCTGCTTTAAATCCCATAAAGTTGTCAACATAAAAAGTCCCCATTCAAAAATACATTTACTATAGTATATTGAAATCGGGGACAAATAATTCTCTCGAAAAATAGAGCAGAATTGTTTACCAATAATATAAAATTCGCATGAGTTCAGCTAAAGGTCATTGGCAACTCTTGTCGCTTTTTATATACTGTATATAATACTCATTGAATCTGGTAGGGGGATGTTTGGGGTAAAATAAAAATACAGCACCTGAGATGGGATAAAAGTGACCTTTTTAGTACCGAAAGATATAATGCTATCTTTGAAAGTGATTTTTACCACCAATCACTCTAAGGAGGCAAAAAAGAAAGGTGCTGAGAATGTCACAGGTAGTACATACGAGACCTCTACGAAAATGAAGGGTTGTCTTTGCGGGAAATCACCCGGCAGACCCACAAGGACTTTCGAACGGTACAAAAATATGCGTACCAAAACAACTGGAGTCCGCCGATGGAAGTGAAAACTGAGCCGGAAGCGTTCCCTGTGATGCTCATATAATTCATCTTATATATTGATTAACCTACTTATAGATAAAGGAACGCTGATAAAAACTGAGAGGGAGAATCTAGGAGGGCTCTATCCTGTAACATCTATTAGCATAGCCTAATTCTTAACACACCATCCAATACGGGTGGTGTGTATTGATTTGCAATTATATTTTCATGATTCCTAAAATCTCATACAGAATTTTTTAAAGAAAATTATACGTCCCTACTTGACACCGGCTCAGTTCCATTTTGTATGTGCTAAACTTTTATTGTCATCTTTTATCTTGATGACCTCCTTTTGCTTTTTTGTGCAGTTGGCAGGCCGCACTTCTATTTTAGCAAAAGGAGTTTTATTTTCCTATGGAACGCTAAAGCTTTCTCGGAACCACCGACACAGTCGGTGGTTTTCAGTTACAAGAAAAAATCCCTGCGGCTAATGCCACAGGGCAGCTATTATTAATTCACAGACACATAGGCATACGTGCCAATTTGAGGATAATCAGTGCATGTTATCCGTATTTCATAAGAGCCCGGTTTGTTTGGAGCCGTATACACTCCATCAACAGTTATAGCGCCGCCATTAGTGGTCGTTACTTCATACCTAAGGGGGCATGTATCCATATTGTGAAATCGAACACTAACCTGATGTTCTTCAAGTGGCTTAAGCTGCACTGTCCGCCCTTCGGCTGTAATACTACCATTATTTATATAACTCATTTTATCACCTCAAAAACAGTATAGCACAAAAGGGTGAATAACAAGTGAACATTGCGATAGTCATATCAAAGATAAGGAAGTGAAAACATGATCTTAATTGGTGGATTTGCGCTTGGCTGCATTGCAGGTATCTCTTTGGTCTACTGCATAAGTAAGCGAGCCAAACCCTCAAAGATACATCCAGCACTTAAAAAAGAGATGCGGAAAGGGAGAAAACCATGAATATAACCGAAATTAAGATTAGAAGAACATATGACGAAGGACGGCTCAGGGCGCTTCAAGGACTTGCTCGTATTCGACCGCTGGAGCGGAATCAACCCGGATGGCATTAGCCTTGTGGGTGATGTGTCGGATCCGGATTTCGGGCTGCCGGAATTCTATACGATTTCCGATGAAGCGTTGGGTATTGGCCTGCGTGTACATCACAGCCGTGTTCTACGCTTTATTGGCACGAAGCTGCCGCCAGTGGACGAGATCACGGAAAACTACTGGGGCGCGTCTATTGTAGAGCCAATTATGCAGGAGCTAAAGAAATACGACAACACTTCGTTTAATGTGGCTATGCTTGTTTTTAAAGCGTGTGTACGCATCTATGCCATGAAAGACATCGACCAGATTGGCATTATGGATGAAGAGGCCCTTGAAGAACTCTACAATACACTACTTGGCATGAACTGGATGATGTCTAACCAGGGGTTACAGATCATCGGTAAGGATGATACATTTCAGACGCATCAAATCTCGTTTTCCGGGTTGGACAAAGTTCTGGAAACCTTTATGCTCGACCTGTCCGGCGCGGCGGGGATTCCAGTAACGGAGCTGTTTGGCCGTTCCCCAGCGGGTTTAAACGCCACCGGTGAAAGCGATCTCCAAAACTACTATGACAGTATTGAGGAAATGCAGGAAAGTGAACTGCGGCCGGTCTTTGACCGCTTATTGCCCGTTATGTGTATGAGCGCATTTGGAGCTATCCCGGAGGACTTGGAGTACAGTTTCGTAAATTGCCGCCGGCCCACTGAGGAAGAAAAGAAAAATATCGCTACTCAAGTAGCAAACGCGATTGTTGCCCTAGTCAATGCCGGTATCATCTCCAAGAAAACCGCCCTCACTGAGTTGCGCAACAGCGAGGAAATGACGGGCATGTGGGCCAGTATATCAGATGAGATAATCAGTCAGGCTGATAACGGAAATCCTGCGTTTGGTGAAGACCTACCACCTGGGCTTCTCAGTAAGATTCTCGAGATTACTATGCCGCCACCACAGGAGGAGGCACAAGCCGCATGAAATGGCAGTATCAAAGTCGGGTAGAAAAAGAGCTTGAGCGAAATATGAAAGCTCTCTTTCAGCAGATAGTGGTTGCGATTGGTAAAGAGACTGACCCGGCCACCATCGGCCGCAAGCTGAAAATTATCTCAAACCAGCCACAGTTCCATCAAACCGCTATGAGCATGGCGCTGACTATGACCGCAAAGGTAAACGCGGCCACAGCAAAGTCGTGGCGGGAAGCAGCACGCATGGCAGGCCGGGGCAATGACATCTATACCAGTATCTTTGCGTCTTTGCAGGATATCCCGGGATTCTTTGAGGCGGTTCGAGCGAATGCCGATTACATCCGTAGTGTGCCTACCGATATTGCAGATTGGATTACTGATAAGGTGCAGACGGAAAGTCTGAAAGGGCGGCGTGCTTCAGATATTGCGGTCGATATCCTTGAAAAATACCCTAGCATGCTGGAATCAAGAGCGCAGTTGATCGCACGCACGGAGGTAAGCAAAACACAGTTGGCCTTAACGCAAGCCCGCTGCGCCAATCTTGGTATTGACTGGTATGTCTGGAGGACATCAAGGGATAGCCGTGTGCGTAGCCCACATGATGATATGGAAGGTGTTCTTGTGGCATGGAACGATGCGCCCAGCCCTGAAAAGCTCTTCCCTCATCCGGATGCAAAGCCTTATGGTAATTACCACGCAGGCGGGACTTTCAATTGTCGCTGTTATCCTGAGCCAGTGGTCGCTGTTGAACTCGTTTTATTCCCCTGTAAGGTACACCATAATGGCGGTATACGGCAAATGACAAATGAACAATTCTTAAAGATCGCATAGGGGTGATATATACAAAAATATATTGACGTACGCTTTTACGTATGCTACAATGTTCATGAGGTGATATCATGGATATTATAAATATTACGAATGCACGGGAAAAGCTGTATACTCTTGTTAATGAAGTCAATGAATCGCATAAGCCCGTCCATATAAAAGGAAAAAACGGAAACGCTGTTCTGCTCTCTTCGGAGGATTGGGAAGCCATTCAGGAGACACTTAGCCTCTACTCCATTCCCGGTATGCGGGAAAGTATTGTTGCAGGGATGAAAGCCGATCTGGATGAGCTGGTTCCTGAGGATGAGGTAGAGTGGTAGATGTACAAAATATACTATACGAAGCAGGCATTGAAAGACAAAAAGGTGCTTGAAAAAAATAATCCGCTTGCCAAGAAAGCGAAGGAACTGCTGGACATCATAAAAGTTAACCCATACCAGAATTCGCCTCCCTATGAAAAGCTTGTCGGCGATCTGGCAGGCGCTTATTCCAGGCGGATCAACATACAAAACAGGTTGGTCTATTCAGTGGATGAAGGCGAAAAGATCATCAGGGTTTTGCGGCTGTGGACACATTACAACTAAATATACAGTTATTCAAACGCTCTCAGCAATGAGGGCGTTTCTTTATGCCAAAATCGCAGGAAGTTTTACTGTTCCATCTGTATGCCCAAAGGAAGGCTGTGCCGCTTTCCAAAACGACCAGTGCAAATACAGGCCGAATATCAAATAAAGAAGGTGATTGTTATACGCGGATTCTTTGTCAGCAAATTGTCTGAAAGCATAAGCGAAACACCGGAAGGCTATCTCATATGTAAGAAAGTCCCCATTGCCCGGACCGGAACACAAGATTACCTGGGTGAGGAATTAGGTCTTGATGATCTTTATGGACAACTTGTTCCTGTTTACCGCTCCCCAGAGCAGGTATTCGATCCTGTTTCAATGGCAAGCTTCGAGGATAAACCTGTGGCCAACGAGCACCCCAGCGAAGAAATTAATGCGGAAAATTCCAGCATCCACCAAAAAGGGACAACAATCAACGTTCGACGTGGCTTAGGGGATGATGAGGATAAGCTTATGGCCGATCTTATCATCTATGACAAG